CTTTGTTGGTGTCAGAAGTATCGAACTTGCCACGACGAGGTTGAAAATTTTGGTTAAGTTGTCTCCAGTGGGTCGTCCAGCTTGACCTTTCGGAGCGCATTTGTTCGAGGCGATAGTCAAAATAATCTCGTCCCGTTTTGGCCATTAGCTACCTAGCAAAGTTTTGTTGGCCACATTAGCGGGGGCCATAAGACCACGAGGGCCTGTGAGTTTTGTTGATTCACTCTTACTACGTGATTTCTGCTTGGGCTTAGCCCCGCGCACGGCAGCGTTGGCTTTCTCGGAAGCAGCACCAGGAGCAGCACCAGGAGCAGTTTTTAGTAGGATGTCCCTGTAGGGTTGGGGCATGGAGGGTGTACACATATCTTAGCCACCCAATAGTGTTGGGTTCGCAGTATTTGCTGGAGACAGCAATCCGCGTGGTCCGGTAAGTTGGGTTGCTGCATCACCAGCTTTGCTACGACTCTTTTTTATTGATTGGCTCCTAGCTCTACGAACGCTCTCGTTTGCTTTTGTAGCTGGAGCTGGTGCTGGAGGTGGCGGAGCTGGTGGTTTAGGGGCGGAGGGCATACACATTGTTAAACGCCTTTTGCAAAAGGGTTGAGGAAATGAAGGGCGAAAAGTATTCGGTGCCTGAGCTTATAACTCTTAGGATTGAATAGACATTTGATGCGCCAAGCGTGCTGCAGCATGATAAAATCAACCTGCGTTTGGGATAAGCTGTGCTTTTCAGCAAGTCTGGAAAATTCTTTGAAGTCCTCTTCAGAGAACACTAGGCCTATCTGCTCACAGTAGGCTCTACTAGGTTCTGGATCATACATAGCAGCACCTTTTGGGTAATTGAAATTGCCGCTCTTTATTTATAACCCAACATATTTATAACCCAACGCCGGAAATCAGTCAACCTCATAAGGCTGGAAATCGTGAAGCGCTTGCACAGCCGGTGTAGAAAAATCTCCACAACGACGCTTTGAAGACGGATGATTATCTCTATAACCACACTTTGAGCAACCCCATCCGGGTGCTGTGCCTGGTGGTGCTGCAACATAAGTATGGTTGTTCTTGTCTTCTGGTTTTTCAGTCATGGTTTAATGCAATGTCACCTGACCTTTGGTTATATTGTTTTTTTCTAATATATCATCGATCATATCTTTATTGTCGTCATCCACTTTACAATAAATTTCTATCAGTATTTGCGCTAGTTTTTCTATATCAACCATCACCTGTTCCCGCATAAGGATCAAATTGATGCAAGGCAGGAGCAGAACCCAGGCCAGCATTTTGTCGCAGCTTCTTTATGGATCCCATTGGGACAGCATATCGCTTCATCATGTGCGCATAGCGAGTGGCAGAGATCACATCGTCTTTCTCTTTGACAATCCGGCTATGATCGTCGCGGTGATACAATAATTTCTCTTCAAAGAACTCACGGCAGGTAGAGAACACTTTGAATTTACCATCACGCATGTCCTGGAGCATTTGCCATAGACCGGCCTCGACCGATACACCGCCTTCAGGATGGGTGGCATGAGTCTCGACCATATCAAACCCAGCGGTTTTATAGTCATCACGAAGAACATCGCCACCACCTTTTTCATGTTGCAGGCCATCAGCAGGCCAGGCAGATGGCACATCTTTGGCCCAAGGCTTTACAGCAGTCCAAGCTTGACCGGCGTCTCGCTCTGATTTGCTCCATACGTGCGCCAGGTACGTGATATCTTCTTCCAAATCGATCCATAGTTGAATGTGGGCTTGCGGATGATCCCAACCAAAATCCATACCGTCCAACACATGAAAATGATCCGGGCATTCAAACGGCTCAACCTTGATACTCTCATCACCAATCGGAAAGATTACACCGGAGCCAAGGATAGGAATACCTTTGGATCTCATTTCGCGCTGATATTCAGGAATTGCACCAAGCAATTGTTTTTTGACGGCTTCATCAAGATGCGGCGCGTCCTCCCAGGTGACGTTTTGAATGTATTGCCCTGGCTGTATATCATCTAAGAAATTCGATACGAGCGGCGTTCGGCCATTCTCAGGTGTGAATGTCAACACCACGTAACCACCACGACCCCGATCACCTGTTGCAGTACGGATAACACACTGAGGATAGATCATCTGATCGCGTGGCTCTTCATCAATCCAGATGAAATCAATCCCCTGGCCCATCAAAATATGTTGGCCTTGCTCGTATGCCTTGAAGCTGATCGATGCGTATGACTTGGATGGTTCGTGCCATACCTTAAATTCTTTCACCAGTCCCTTTGTGGATGGTGCGCGGATGATGGAATCCATTTTTATTGACTTGAGAGGGATAGCACCCTTACCAAAATCAGGGCCATCAATCACATCACCAAGCAATTCTTTCTGTATCACATCACGTATTTGCTCAAATGATACACCCAGCGCCCACATCTTTGGGGCGTGCTTGAATCTTATGCCCTCCCAATCATCTGGATATGTGCCGGTAGCATGGAAGGCAAACTCTCTGGCCTCGCTGAATGTCTTGCCAACCCTGTTGGCGGCCATGAGTAATCGTTGTTTATTATTCTTGCCGGCGGCATAAAACTTAGATTGCCACTCATAGGGCTTGAAATCATACAGAATATTAGTTGATATAACGTGCTTGAGCTTTTGCCTAACCTGTATCTCGCGGATTAACTCTTCAATGGTTTGTGTTTGAGCCGACAAAACTTAACCTTTCTTGCGGTCTCGCACTAGTTCCTGAATATAAAAATACAAATACCCAATAGCCGGCACAGCCAAAAAGAACGGCGCATATTTAAACAAATAGTAGATAAATTCTTGTATTGTTTCCATCAATCTTCCCCCTTCAATTGTGCCAGTTCAGCCTCAAGCTCTTCCCTGGTAGCATTCTCAAGATCCAAGGTGGTGTGTACTTCCTGTCTATCCTTCCAACGATCAGCATCCCTGTTCTTGAGCCAAAAGACCATCGCAGCAGTTTCAGGAGGATAATGCTTGGTGGTACCCACCTTTGTGACAACACCATCCTTGTTACAAAATATCTTGTCCTCATCATGACTGTAGCCAACAGCCCTATCGCGCAAGGACTTCTCCACCTCATTCGTATCGTAAATCTCCTTGCCTTTCTTTATGGACTGTAAAAAATCGCTGCTGACGTGCTTCCAATTGTTCAATGTCTTGACCGTACACCCAAAGAAAGCTGCCAAGTCTTCATCAATAGCACCAAGGCGCTTACAAGCCTCGAAAGCCTGTGTGATGTACTCTTCCTTGAACTTTGTTGGCCTACCAACTGTTGATTCTTTCTTAGTCACACCCTGACACCATTGAAATAGTTTTTATAAAGCACGTTGAATATAATATCTTCACTTGATTTTTCTAGCAACTTACCCATAAACATAATTCTTCCCTTCACTGGCTCAAGTATTCTCAAACAAGCCGCAGCCCAATCCTTTGTGTGATTGTATTCGTAGACACTGGGAAGTAGCGGTGTAATATCTTCCTTAGCCACACCCGTATCTCTACTAACATTGGTTAAATTATCATAACCAAATACATCAATCAAAATATCTTCCACATCGTAAGCTTCGCTCTCATCAATGTGTGTAGATAGAATAATAAAATTCAACTCCATACCAGAGTTAATAATATTCTCAAGCCTCTTGATTTTTTCTGCTCCGCCTATGGGTTTCCCTCTATGACAATAAACCCTGTCCGCCTTACCCTTACCGATATAAAACACAGCACCACGTAACGGACAGATCAGGGCGTAAGTATAATATCCATGCTCCGGTGGTTTTTCATTTATAAAATAACCCGCCCTAATAGCAGCTTGAGTAGCATTAAGATCAATCAAATACTCTTCTACAAACTTTTTCTGTTTCGGTGTTAGCTCTTTAACCACTCTTCCCCCTAATCCACTCCATGAGCGTACATTTTATGGGCAAGATACACGTTTCAATGATACCGTCCGCATAACATGGATCGTTCATAGCTTTGGACATCTCTCTTTCCGCTGCGGCTTTGGTACGGAATGGCCCTATGTGGGCGGTGCAGTCTCTATACCTGATTTTAGCTTCAAACATATACATAACTTAATCCTACTCCAATTCATAAATATTTCAAGTTTGTTGCTCACCAGCCCTATGGCTATCCCACAAAAACTGTAGCACAGATCCATCATTCTCACGGAAACGATCAATCACACGGTCACCAACAAATTCACGCAGAGCCTTTGGTGTGAGGTTGCTTATCAAAATTGTGGGCTTCATGTTCTCATAACGCTCATTGAGTATTTCAAACAATATCAGTTTTTCAGCATCAGATCCGAATTGTACGCCTACTTCATCAAGAATGAGCAAATCAGGTGTGGTAAACCAGTCGATTGCTTGTTGCTCAGTTAGGTCAGAGTTTTTTGAATAGGTGGATTTAACCGTGCGAATAGCTTTTATCACGCTAACAAATATAGCAGAACAATTCTTTTCCTTGATTATGTGGTTGGCAATGGAGCATGCCAGGTGGGTTTTCCCTGTGCCTGTATCGCCACAAAATATTAAGCTTGTTCCTCGATCACTCGCCTTATCGAAAGTGTTGGCAAATTCTATGCAAGCATCTTTTTTTGCGGTTTGATCCGGTGTTTTCGCCTCGAAGGTATCAAACGAGTGTTCTTGAAAGCGCTTGGGTATGGCGGCAATTACTAGCCTAGCCGACATAATCCTGCTACTGTCAGCGGCTTTCTCGCGAGCCTTGCGTTTTTTCTCTCTTTTATCCTCCTCATCACGTTTTTCTTTATCACAAAACGAGCAAATCGGATCACTCCACCCATTACCAATATTAAAGATTTTAGCTACCATAGAGCCGTGCTTGGTGCAAGAGAAGTGAACCTCTTTATTTTCAAATTTTATATCAGACAACTTTAAAACCCTCCGTTCCTTCGTTATAATCCTGATCTTTGAAGTTTGTGTGGACTGCGCTTTTTTTCATTGCCTTATCAGGAAATACGCCAGTCCAGCCACTCATAATTGATTTTTCAATAACCTCATTAGCGCTCCCACCCGCACTATCAACCCTTTTTAATACGTTTAAAATAAGGTTTAAAGCATTATCAGTACATGCAGCTTTCTTTTTGGCTCGAACTTCCATGAAAGAATCCCATAATTTTTTGTCCACGTAATGAGGTATAGATTTATCTATACCGAATGTTGTAGCTCTAGTTATAGATGTAGTTGTAGTTGTAGTTGTAGTTGTGTCATCAAGTGATGTATCATTTGATACCCCTTTTGATATATCATTTGATG